CTGGAGCACAAGGTGCAACCGGAACACAAGGTGCAACCGGAACACAAGGTATTACCGGTACTCAGGGTATAACTGGTGCTCAAGGCACAGCCGGACCAAGCACCACTATAAATGCCACTGCCGTCACAACTGGAACATTCTATCCTGTGATGGTAGCTGCTACTGGTAGCAATCAAACTGCCTCGGCAAACACAGGCGGAATATCATTTAATGTGGCCACAGGACAACTAACTACTATTTCCACTAGAGCATTGTATGCTGACTTGGCTGAAATGTATGCGGCTGATTCAGCATATTCTCCAGGAACTGTGCTAGTATTTGGTGGCAATCAAGAAGTTACCATCAGCACAGCTACACACGATAATCGAGTAGTTGGTGTAGTTTCTACAAATCCTGCACACATAATGAATTCCGGACTGCAAGGTGAATTTACCGTAGCAGTGGCACTGAGTGGGCGTGTGCCTGTGAGCGTGATCGGAAATATCTCTGCAGGTGATCGAGTTGTGACCAGTAATCGAGCAGGTGTAGCAGAAGCACTAGATATGGTTCGCTATCAACCTGGTGTGATAATCGGCAAAGCCTTGCAAAGCTACTCTGGCAACGGTATTGGCGTGATTGAAGTGGTGGTGGGCAGATTATAATTTGATCTGCTGTGGTATGGCATAAATGTTAGTATGACATTGAGCCAACAGATCTACCAAAACGGCCTGACCAAACCGGTTATCGCAGCCGGTGGGACCATACATCCTCTCATCATTCCAGCCGAATTTACCAACGGAACTGGCCTGATGAATCCCAGCATCTTCATCGACGGAGATCGAATTCTAGTGAATCTACGCCATGTGAACTACACACTTTGGCACAGCGAAAACAAAAAATTTGAACACAGATACGGCCCGTTGCAGTATCTGCATCCGGAAAACGACCACCATCTGCGTACCTGGAACTATTTGCTCACCATGAATCCGGATATGACCATAGCCACCACACAGGCCATAGACACATCTGGTCATGATGTAGAACCCATCTGGACATTTGTGGGACTAGAAGATGCCAGGATACAACGCTGGAATGGAAGACTTTGGATTACCGGTGTGCGTAGAGATACCACCACGAACGGGCAAGGTCGCATGGAACTGAGCGAACTAGCAGTCACAGATACTGGCGTAAAAGAAATTTTGCGTAAACGCATCCCCGCCCCGGGTGCCGATGATACCTACTGCGAAAAGAACTGGATGCCTGTGCTGGATCAACCTTACACTTATGTAAAATGGGCCAATCCTGCAGAAGTTGTGAGATATGATATTGAAACCGGAACTACTGCCACAATACATCTCAACCCGACTCAAGTCATACCCGGAGTTCCAGATTTCCGTGGAGGTAGCCAAGTGATACCTTACGGCGACAACTACATAGCCTTGATACACGAAGTGAACCTGTTCAAGAGTGAAGCCGGTGAGAAAGATGCCACCTACAAGCATAGATTCCTCATGTGGGATCGCGACTGGAACATGCTGGCCTACACAGATGCATTCAGTCTCATGAAAGCAGATATTGAATTCTGCACCGGTGCTGCTTGGTATAAAAACGAACTGTTGCTGACATTTGGATTTCAAGATAACGCTGCATTCATATTAAAAATGCCAAGAGCATGCGTGGACCAGTTCATGGCCGAGGCCAATCGTATTCCTGTTGTTCCTACTATGACCACACCGGATGGTGCTGAACACGAGTTTGACTGGGGAGTGGCTGCTAATAATACATGGTTCCATGCCACTGTAAAAAAAGAGATCTTTGCCGATAACACTTATCAGAGATTTTTTGAAGTAAAGCCCGGGGATGTAGTCATGGACATTGGAGCCAGTGCTGGCCCATTTGTGTGGAGCATAGTTCCACAACAGCCCAGTAGAGTGATCTGTCTAGAGCCACACAAACAACTGTATCCTATCTTGGTAAAAAATGTCAGCCACACTGGACTAGATGTTACGACCATAAATCGGGCATTAGGGCATTCAGATGGATTGAACTATCTAGCCGGGTTGTATGATGAAAACAAAGTGGCACATAGCGATGGGACCGATGGCACGGTATTAGAGACTATCAAGTTCACGACACTGGTACAACAACAGAAACTCACGCACATAGACTTCCTCAAGATGGACTGCGAAGGCGGCGAATACGACTTCTTCACAGATGAAAATCACGATTGGATCATGAACAATGTGCGTAAGATAGCCATGGAGATACATCTGGCTACTCCTGCACAAAAAATCAAGTTCCGTCGATTCAGAGACACTTACCTGCGTGAATTAACCAACTTCCATGCACTCAGCATTGACTATGTGGACATCAAATGGTCTGTATTTGATGACTGGTTTGTGGATCACTACTCTGCTTTTATGTTGTATATCGACAATCAGATCGCACCGCGAGACAAGAAAAAATGGCAGCACTATCCTGCACCCACACTTGAAATAACAACTATCATTCCGGAAAAAGGATGCGTGGTCGATTGTGTGTTCTGCCCACAACGCACACTTGAAGAAGTATACAAAGGTAACAGGATCATGAGTTTGGATGACTACAAGAGCATGATCGATAAGGTGCCTACAGATGTTCGTATCACTTTTGCAGGCTTTACAGAACCTTGGATGAACAAATACTGTACAGAAATGGTGCTGTATGCACACGATCAAGGCCATCCTGTGAGCGTGTTTACCACAGGTGTGGGTGTGAGTGTGGAAGATATGGAAGCCATAGTACATATACCATTTGCCGGCAACCCCAACGGCGGCTTTGTGCTGCACTTGCCTGATGCAGAAATGTTGGCACGCCACCCAATCACTCCGGGTTACATCAAGACCCTGGAATGGTTCCGAGACAATAATCACAGGATCAAGAACTTTTCTAAAATGAGCATGGGTGCTGAACTACATCCCAGCATCCGGCATATATTTGACTCTGCACCCAGCTATGCCATGTGGAGTAGAGCTGGCAATCTGTTCCGCGAAGCAGTGGCCAAACCTCAGTTGATCACCTTGAGAGATCGCTGGAATGCCATCACACACGAAGGTCCAAAGACCTGCGGATGTGTAGAAGGTTTATATCACAATGTGCTGCTGCCCAATGGTGATGTGAGTCTGTGCTGTATGGACTATGGGTTAGATCACATTATTGGCAACTTGCATGAACAATCATATGAAGATGTGATTCCAAAAGATCAGACCTGCTTCACGCTGTGCAACTCTTGTGAAAATGCCACCGATCCAAAAGTTATAAAATTTGTAAAGTAACATGAAATATCTACACCCGTACATTGAAAACTCCGAAGATCCTACCATCAACTTCTTGCTGGCACAAGAATATGAAAACATAGGGCAGACCGGTGCAGCAGTGAGTTTCTATCTACGCACCGCAGAACGCAGCACCACTGATCAACAACAGTACGAAGCACTCATGCGATGCTGTATCTGTTTGGAAAAACAAAAAACTCGAGATGATACTGAAAAAGGTCTGTTGCTCAAAGCTATTGCACTGATTCCTGCCCGCCCGGAAGCATATTTCTTGTTGAGCAGATTGTACGAGAAACATCGTGAATGGCAAGAAAGTTATACCACAGCAGTGTTGGGACTAACATACAGCAACTTTGATCTCACGCCTGTGGCCACTGATCAGTATCCGGGCTATTGTGGATTGTTGTTCCAGAAAGGTGTGGCAAGTTGGCATGTGGGGCTTGCTGAACAAAGTCGTCAGATCATGGTGCATCTCCAAGATAACTTCACTATGCATCAGATATACAAAGATGCTATTGAATACAACTTGAAGATCTGTGGATTACCTAAATCACCATTGGTAGAAACAAAGTCGGCTCCTGCTGTGCATATATCTCGAAAAAAATTAGATCTGTTCAACTCACAACCCAGTCCGGGTGTGTGGATAGTAGACAACTTCTATCAAAACCCTGACGCTATCAGAAAGTTGGCCTTGGAGCAAGAATATGATCAAGGTGGTATTGGAAAGTATTACATAGGCAACCGCACTCGACAGCAGTTCTTGTTTCCTGGATTGAAAGAAGAATTTGAATATATCATGAATCGCAAAATTGAGAAGTGGGAAGAACACGGCATGAATGGCAGATTCCAAGTTTGCCAAGAAGGTGAACCTCTGGTGTATCACTGTGATCCACAACGATGGGCCGGCATGCTGTATCTCACTCCCAACGCACCGTATCAATCAGGCACAAGTACCCATGCACTGAAAGGCACAGATGTTCGGCACATCAGCCACCCAGACATTGCCAAATGTTTTAGGCCTGGCAGTCAGAATCTAGATAGAACTATATTTGAACCTGTAGACACGTTTGGCAATGTGTATAATCGCTTGGTGATATTCAATGCTGGATACTTACATTCAGCCACAGATTATTTTGGATACAACAATGACAACTGCCGATTGTGGCAGATGTTCTTTTTTGACTAGACGCAGGTAATCTCTAGACTTGCTATTTTCTTTTGTATAGCATCTAGATTCACAGTGTTCCACAAGCCAGGATGTAGAGGTCTTGGCAATCTTCCACTTTGCACCCACGCATATCCCACATGTTCGTGATTTAGTTCTGGAATAAATTCGTGATCCACTTTGCACCAGAATGTGTGATATTCAAATCCTCCGTCGGGTGATGTGAATTTTTCAATAGGTATCAGTTTCTGATATTCAGGCATGCTGCCCAATTCCTCTGTACATTCGCGTTCCACTGCTGCCATCAATGATTCCGCAGCTTCTACTTTGCCACCAGCCAAGCCCCAGGTGTCAGGATATTTTGAATCATTGCGTAAGAGATAAAGATAGCAGCGGGTTCTCACGCAATAGAACCAAACACCTACTGCTTTTACAACACAAGAGTCCATTCGCCTCCGGGGTAAAGACCATCTATGCTCTTGGCCCACTTGGTACCGTTCCAGTAGTATTGTATGCCAGTGGTTAGATTTGTCACGTATTGAGGACCCGTGGTGCCTTGACTGTGGAATGCTATCACCCACCTTGATCCATCAAATTCGATGATATCATTAGCATTAGCGATCAAGGGTTGATTGTTGGTTCCTGTCCATGCTATTGGGTTGTCTGTATTGGTTTCACTGCCGGTACTTTCGTTCAGCAAGTATCTCTGCCCGATTAAGCTGCTGTCTAGGCCATCATTGGGACCAGAAGTCAATGGATTTACCACAGCATCTACAGGTGCCAATGTGTTCTGTGGCATTGTGTCCGGGTCGATGTTGTAAATCAACAATCGATCATCGGCAGGATTTACCGCTATGGTTCCTACAACCGGAGATCCGTTATCGGGATCCCAAGGATCAGCTAATGTGATATAACTGATTCCGGGACGCAATACTCCATACATTCCAATCACAGCCGGCCAGGTGATCTGAGGATTTTCTGCAACAGGAAATCCAAATGGCTCTAGGCTTAATCTGTCCGGCTGCACTGGCGGTTGGGTTGATTGTAGTACCTGTAGTTGATTGTCTAATAGTAAAACTTGATATCCTCCAGGAGTGACTTTGATCCTGGTACCTAATAATAAGTCACTATTGCTGATGGCATTTACAGTGTCTCCTTGGGCATCAAAGATGCTGGCAATCACTCGCTCTACCACACCCAGTTTCTTGATCTTGGCCGGAGACGAGATCCAGATCGGCATGCTGAATGTCATGGTCATGATGTCAATTGGGTCTCCAGTGCCTTGAGGAACAGACCTGCTGGTCCATTTCACATTGTCAAGATTACACACACTGAGGCTGGTCCAATCAATATAATTGTCTGTAGCCTGTATTTCTAATGCAGGGTTAAACAATGTGGCAATCTGTTCAAACAACTGCATCTTCTGATTGGTATTACTGGTCCATATGTCTAGATCAACTGTGAGTTTGTATGGTACAGGCATGAGTCTCTCTACTTGGAACGCATTGCCTTGTGTGGTTTCATAACTTTCTGTGCCCGGATCCCAAGTTCGTTGACGCACAAACATCTTGTTCACATGATATGGCTCTTGCATGCGTTCACGATCATAAGCAAGTCCAATGATGTGGAAAGTCATCAAGGGCGTGGCATTTAATGAGTTAGCGGAGTTCTGATTCAGTATGGTCTGTGCATTTCTACTGGCATCTCCATAGCGTATGGGCACACGAATTAAGTCGTTAGTACCTTGTTCGTTGCGTCCGTATTCAACTTCAAATAAACTGAACATGCGGGTAAACTGCAATAGATAGCGACGAATTTGCTCGTCATAAAAGAACATTTGACTCATTTAGCTGCTTTTCTGGAAAGGTTGTGTGGGCGGATATGGATTAGGCGGCAGATTGCCGCCCTGATCACCATTGGCAGCATCAGGTATCAAGGCCTCACTTAAACTCTGACGACTAGGTACATTGCCAAGATCTTTTGTATTCACTGTGTATGTATTGTTCACAAAGCTGCTGCGTAAAGTATCGTTGGTGGATCCAGGGGTGAGATTGGTTCGTACCTTGCTCTCAATCTTGACCCAGGTTCTGCCACTGAATCGGAACAAGCGATTAGGAAAGTAATCTAATCTCAATGCAAATTGTCCAGCAACAGGATTGGGCGGAAAGTTAACTCCAGCGGTGACCGGCAAGCCATTGGGTGCAACTCCATCTCCGGTCAAGTACCCTGCGGTATAACCATCTCCAGTGGGTGTGATACCTTGGTTGGCCACTGTGCGGTCGGCGGTGGTTATGGTGTAGTCTGCGGTGTAACTGGCAGATTCAGGATTGGCCGGAGAGCCATCTTGATTGGTAGCAACAATGAAAAATTTCACAACATCAAATCCTGATGTGGGTACTTCTGCTTCGGCCTGAGCAAGTATAGCATCGTTGATCTCCAAGTTTCTTGGTCGGGTGCTTTGTTGATCTTGAATGGTGGTAGGATTGGTGACCAAGGTCCAATATTCCGTGTTGTTGATATCTGTGCCCGGTGGCACATTCTTGTTTGATGTATAGTAAGTATCGCCGTAGAGCACTGTGACACCGCCTGGATAGAAATTGCCCGGATCCCAGATGTTGAGAGGTTCAAAGGGCTGTTTAGTAATCTCATTGAATTCTTGTGAGTTGACCATGGGTGTGGCTTTCACCCGCCACAAGTGAGGTAACCATGTCTGGCTGAATCCTTCGCTGGCAAATGACGCATCCTGTATCACATACCATTTGGGCAATGCTCTGGGTATGGCACTATCCAGGGGATTGTAATCTCTGAGATTGGGTAGTTCCAACACATCCCCATTCATGAGTTTACGACCCATGGTATCTATCATGTCATTGTAATGGAATGTGATGAACAAGGTATCGTTGTTTAGGAACAGGCCAAACTGGGTGAGATCAAAGTCGATATCCTGTTGTTTATAAACGCCTCGCATGACATAGATATCATTGTCGTATGCTCGATCACGATTTTCTAACAGCAGCAAATCTTCGATAAACAGCGGGTTGGTTGAGTCGTATTTGGGCAAAGTGGCATCGTTGTTACCAGTATTGTCGTTTGTGAGCGGACCTAGGTATTTGTGTAGATACATATCCACACCGCCAACTGTGTACATTTCACTAATTGTGCGGTCGAAAAAACGGTAATCCGCGGTGCGATTGGGACGGTATAGACTGAGTCTTGGCATAGTGCTGTATTTATGGGCAGGTTGACCGGAAAGTCTGCTTCAGTTATAATACTCACATGAAAGTCATAAAGTTAGACCGCAGATACAAACCGCACAAAGAAGCCAAATATGAATCTGGCCTACGGTTTGAGGGCTGGTGGGATGAAAAAGACAACATCAACCAGATTGAACGAATCTGCCGAAATCGCTTGAAAAGCGGCTGGTCCGCCCTGCACTCTGATTGGGTCGCATATTTTGGAAAACGGAAATACAGCGAGAATACACCCTACTACATCATGTTCCGCAGGGAATCAGACATGACATTTGTGCTGATGTGCGCGGACTTGACCAAAAAATCATGATGTGCTATAATTACATCATAAACACTGGCAAAGGAACCCTATGGCAACCCTGGTAGCAAAAGCAAACATCAAACCGCTAAACCCACGCAGCCCCGACACAAAATATGTTGGGCACGAACCTGAGTGGCGTGTGCAACCCACGGAAAATCGTTCCAGCAAGTTCAGCAATGCCTTTGGCTGGTACAACTATTTCTACGGCAAGAAAGATGCCAAGGACTTTATCGCCAGTTACTTGGATGCACACAATCGCACCAAGGATGCTCGCCGTATCCGCACCCTGCCTGACAGCCAAGTGCGACTGACCACAGGCTGGTTGTGCCGCATGAGCACCATGGGCCTGGAACTCACAGATCAGGAACAGATCAAACTGGACAACCTGATCCTGGAACTGTTGGCAGAAAAACAAGCAGAGCCCGTGGAAGCAGTGGAAGCAAAACCTGCTGGCCCTACAATCCAGGATCGCTTGAAAGAAAAAGCGTCGGAATGTGCCGGTGAGATCGAAGGCCTGTTTGACGACTTCATTGCCGCAGGTGCCAAGATGTCAGCACAGTTTCAGCCCATCACTATCATCCGCGGGCACAATGTAGCACCGCAATTGATACATCAGATCCAGCAGATCTGGAAAAATCACTTGACTGAACTGGAAGCAGTGGTAGCAGGCAAGGATGCACAGTTGGTGGAAGGCTACGGCTATTTGACCAAGACTCAACTCAAGCAATTGGTAAAGTTTGCTGAGCAGGTGATCACTGACTGCAACAACTACGTGCAGATCAAGAAAGTGGAACGCAAACCGCGAGCCAAGAAAGCAATGAGTGCTGAAAAAGTCACAGCTAAATTCAAGTATCTCAAGACATTCCCAGACCTCAAACTGGTTAGTGAACCTGCTGTGAAACTGGTTGACGCCACAGAAGCTTGGCTCTACGACACTGTGAAACGCAAACTGATCCATGTGGTTGGTGATGCACATCGCGGCAACTTCACTGTTAAGAGTTCGGCTGTGATTGGTTTTGACACAGGCACAAGTTCGCAGAAAACCCTGCGTAAGCCAGCAGAGACCTTGAAAGCACTGTTGGCAGCAGGCAAGCCAGCAACTCGCAAGATCTTCAAAGAGTTGGGCACCACGGAGACCCAATGGAACGGGCGTGGCAACGACAACTTGATCATCCTCAAGGTCTGGTAATGTGCTAAATATCAGGGACGGAGTCCCTGATGCAAGAACAACAACCCATAGACCTAGTAACACTCAAAAACAATCTTTTTGAGTATGTGCGCCTGCAATTAGGCAGCCAGATCATTGACATTGAACTGGATCCGGCCCACTTTGAAGCAGCATATCAGAAGACCATTGGCACTTACCGTCAACGGGCCAATAATGCGTATGAAGAATCATACAGTTTCATGCAGTTGGTCAATCAGCAAAACATCTACACTCTGCCGCAAGAAGTACAGAGTGTGCGACAGATCTTCAAACGCACCTTTGGTATAGCATCGGGCCCTATGGGCTCAAACTTTGACCCGTTCAGTCAAGCACAGATGAATGTGTACCTGATCAACTTCAACCAATCAGGTGGTCTTGCCACATACGATTTCTACAGCCAGTATGTGGAATTGGCTGCCAGGATGTTTGGTGGATTCCTAAATTACACCTGGAATCCTGTCACAAAGAAACTGCAAATCATCCGTAATCCAGCAGGTGGTGGTGAAGTAGTATTGTTGTGGACCTATAATCTCAAGCCAGAAATACAACTGTTAGCAGACTTCCAGATCCAGCAATGGATTAGAGATTACATGGTAGCAGTGAGCAAGATGATCATTGGTGAAGCCCGTGAGAAATTTGGCACTATTGCCGGACCCAATGGCGGAGGCACATTAAACGGTGCGGCCATGAAAAGCGAAGCCAAGGCCGAAATGGATTCGTTAATTACACAATTGGTGAATTATGTAGATGGAAGTCAGCCATTAACCTTTGTGATTGGCTAAGATCTGTGCTATAATCAGCACATGGCTGATCTAATGATTGATATTGAAACGGTAGGCACAGGTCCAGAAGCCTGTATCCTGACCATCGCTGCCCAGACATTTGACCCACTGGGCACAGGCTATCACAAGCAACAATTCTATGCCAGAATCGATCCGGACAGCCAACCTGATCGCAACATCGAACAGGGCACCATCGACTGGTGGGCCACCCAACCCGCGGAAGCACAGGAAGAAGCATTTGGCTTGGACAATCGGATTCCACTGGACACCGCTCTGGAAGAACTGGGCAAGTTGATCTGGAAAAGCAAACGCATCTGGGCACAAGGTCCTACTTTTGACATGAACATTCTTGAGCATGCTTACAAGAGTCATGGTCGTCCGCTGCCCTGGAAGTATTACATAGTTCGTGATAGTCGCACTGTGTTTTCATTGTGGCCCGGCTTACCAAAACCGCCAACCAGCCACCATGCTCTCGAAGATTGCAGGCGTCAGATTGAACTGCTACAAACAACATTGAAACATCTAAACATAAAGGAACTGGTATGATCATTGGCATCTGCGGATTTATCGGTGCGGGCAAAGACACTGCCGCTGACTATCTTGTGAACTTTCACGGTTTTCGTCGTGATTCATTTGCCGCCACACTTAAAGATGCTGTGGCAGCGGTGTTTGGCTGGGATCGAGAACTGCTGGAGGGCCGAACAAAATCTGCCCGAGAGTGGCGCGAGCAAGTGGATCCTTGGTGGGCTGAACGACTGGGAATGCCACACTTGACTCCACGCTGGATTCTTCAACATTGGGGCACAGAAGTAGGCAGGAATTCTTTTCACACAGACATCTGGATCGCTAGTTTGGAAAACAAGCTGCGTAAAAGCGCAGACAACATCGTGATCTCAGATTGCAGATTCTACAACGAGGTGGCTGCTATCAAGAATCAAGGCGGTAGAGTGATCTGGGTCCAGCGTGGAATAATCCCTCACTGGTATGACATAGCAGCCAAGGCCAATCACGGCGATGAAGCAGCACAGCGTTGGTTGGATTCGGAAGGTGTGCATGCTAGTGAATATGCCTGGGCAGGCACCACTTTTGACCATGTGGTAGAAAACAATTCCACAGTGGATGATCTATATCGTCAACTCAACGATCTGCTTGCAGCGGATTTGGAACCCATGGAACATCTAGTCGCCTGACTTCTTCCACACAGTTCAAGCACACAGTCCTGAGATTGGTCAGGGCAACATTCCGCATGTTGCCGTCCATATGATATACCAGCGTCTGGCTAGCGTATCGAGGTTTAAACCCACAGCGATCGCATGTGGGTTTTTTCTTGTATCCTGCTTGTTTCCATAGTGCTTCTGGCGGCTTGATCTTCTTGTTTCGCCTGATGCAGTGATCGCATCTTGCTCGATAGTGTGTGATATCATCTCGACGATAGTTCACGGCCACTAGGCGTTGGTTGCAGGCTGTACACATGGGTCTCATGGGGTATTTATTCCGTAAACCTTTGCAAAGGGCATCGCAACACCCCTGGTTTTGTAGGCATCCGATAAATATCTATAACAGTTTTTAAAGGAGCCAACATGGCACTAGTATCACCCGGAGTCCAAGTCACAGTCATTGACGAAAGTCAGTACATCCCTTCAGCCACAAATTCAGTACCTTATTTTCTGATCGCCACAGCACAGAACAAAGTGTCGGGTAGCGGTGTTGGTGTAGCAGCAGGTACTTTGCAAATCAACGCAAATCGTGTGTATCTGATCTCCAGTCAGCGAGATCTTGCAGCCACATTTGGCAATCCATTCTTCTACAAAACCACAGCAGGTACACCTATCAATGGTTACGAACTCAATGAATACGGCTTGTTGGCTGCATTTTCTGCATTAGGCGTGTCTAACCGTGCGTATGTACAGCGTGTGGATATCGATCTCACAGAACTCACAGCCACTCTTGTGCGCCCTACTGGCGAACCAGACAATGGTACATATTGGTTAAACACTGCTGTCACACAGTGGGGTATCTTTGAATGGAACCAAACTACTGGTGCATTTACCAACATAGTGCCAAGTGTGATTACCAGCACAACCGAACTTAGCAATGGCGTACCACTGCAAGATTACGGTGCGATTGGCGACTACACAGTAGTGGCCACCAACACAGCCAACCCTGTTTACTATAAAAATGGTGCGGTGGTAGTTGCCACAGGCAATTCTACCACTCTCAGTGACTTGTTCAACACTTGGGTGTTGGTTGGAAGTGACGATTGGAAATTGAGCTGGCCTGCTGTGCAAGGTGCCAATGCCGTGACCACAACTCTTACCGCTGGCAATACCATTGTGATCAATGGTACATCAGTGGCAGTTCCGGTAGCACCCAACAACACTATCCAAAGACTCAGCGCCGCTATCAATACTGCTGCTATCACTGGAGTGTATTCTGCTGTGATTGACAACAAACTTTGCCTGTTTGCAGACAGCACAGCCACAGCTGATGGATCAACAGCAGATGATGGTATCATCATAATCAGTTCCGCAGGTTCTACCTCAGGATTGCTTACAACATTAGGCCTTACCGCAGATACCACATACTATGCTCCTGGTATACAACAAAGTCCAAACTATGTGTTTCCACGCTGGAGAACCACCGATGCTACTCCACGCCCTACCGGAAGTGTGTGGAATAAGACCACTGCACAGAATCTCGGTACTGCCATGATTGTAGAAAAATACAACACAGCATTGGGTGCATGGATAACCCAGGCTGCTCTTGTGTATGAAGACGACTGGAGCGCCAATGCAGCCTTGGATGCCACAGGTGGCGGCAAGAATATTCCTGCCGGCACTACCTACACACAATACAATGTGGATCCAGCAACCAGCACTGTGGGAGCATATCCTTACAACAGCACCTATACTCTGCAGGTTTTTGAACGCAACCCAACCGGTGCTACGATAGTAACCGGCAGCACTAGCACACCTAGTTTCACCAATGGCGATCAATTTACCATCACCACAAGCACAGCAAATTCTACCACATTGAGCAGCACAGTGACAGTGACAATCAACGGAACTGATGCAGCAGCGTTTATCACTGCTGTGAGTTCTGCAGGTTTGCCAAATGTGGTTGCTACAGTAAGCAGCACTGGTGCTATCGTTCTCACACAGAGTATCGGTGGTGTGATCTTGTTGCAAGATGTTGGTTCAGACACCGCTGTAAGCGATGCCGGTTTTACTACCAGCACCACAGGTTGCCGCAATGTTGTGGTCAATAATCAAGATGCTTACTTGCAACTCAGCGGATGGATTCCATTGGTGTACACAGCTAGTGCTACTGCACCTGATCAGGATCCAGCTGATGGAAGATATTGGTACTACTCAACCACTAGTCAAGTGGATATCATGATCCAAGGCGGGTCCGGATGGGTAGGATATCAGAATGAAACTAACGATACTCGCGGTTTTAATCTTTCTAATACAAACCCTACTGGACCGATTATTTCTGCCACAGCACCGACCACACAGACTGATGGAAATGTATTAGTATACGGTGATATCTGGATTGACACCAGTGATCTTGAGATTTATCCAGTGATCAAGCGTTGGCAACAAGTGGATGGAGTCAATCAGTGGGTATTGGTTGACAACACAGATCAACAAACATCAAATGGTGTGTTGTTCGCAGATGCTCGTTGGAGCACCACAGGCACCGTGAATCCTATCACAGGCGATCTGCCAACTATCACATCATTACTAACCAGCAACTACTTGGATGTGGATGCACCTGATTACACTCTATATCCAGCAGGTATGTTGTTGTTTAACACACGCCGTTCAGGATTCAATGTAAAGAGTTTTAAAGTTGATTACTTCAATGCTGCTGATTTCAGTTATTCCACATGGTCAAGCGGCACTACCTATGCCGTGGGCGATCAAGTGTTGTATAACGCAGTATTGTATGTGGCTATCCAAGCTGGATCTAATCAAAATCCTGCAACACAGACTTCATATTGGGATTTGTTAGAAACCAACTCATGGGTCACTGCTTCTGGCAATAGAGCCGATGGATCACCAAACATGGGCCGTTTTGCTCAACGTGCCCTGATCGTTGCTGCATTAAAATCCGGTATCAACACCAGCATCACAGTTCGTGAAGAACAAGCCCAGTTCAATCTCATGGCCTGTACTGCATATCCTGAATTGATACCCGACATGATCGCACTCAGTAATGAACGCAATAACACTGCTTTTGTGGTAGGTGACACTCCAATGCGTTTAGGGCCACAAGGCGGAGATATTGTAGCTTGGGCCACAAACAATGGTGGTGGCGGCGCTGGTACAGGACTGTTTGCAGGTGATGGACTCACAACCAGTTCAGCATATGCTGCTGTGTTCTATCCCAGTTGCCAGACCACAGATCTTGGCGGCAGTGCCGTGGTTACTGCACCAAGCCACATGATGGTTCGCACCATAATTCGTAGTGACTCAGTGAGTTATCCATGGTTGGCACCAGCTGGTACACGCCGCGGTGTGATTGACAATGCTGCTAGAATTGGTTATATCAATGCTACCACAGGTGAATTTACTACCATTGGCAACAATCAAGGTCTGCGTGATATTGAATATCTAAACAAGATCAATCCAATCACATTTATTCCAGGTGTGGGCATTACCAATTTTGGTAACAAGACTATCTATGGACAAACCTCGGCCCTGGACCGTATCAATGTGGCACGACTGGTTGCATTCATGCGCGGCAGATTGGAAGAAATTGGTAAGCAATATTTGTTTGAACCCAATGATCAGATCACTCGCAACGAAATCAGTAATGCAGTAAATTCACTGTGTATTGATCTTGTGGCCAAGCGTGGTATCTATGACTTCTTGGTAGTGTGCGACGAGTCAAACAACACACCTGCCAGAATTGATGCCAATGAACTGTGGGTTGATATCGCTATTGAACCGGTGAAAGCTGTGGAATTCATCTACATTCCATTGCGTCTCCAGAACACAGGTGCTATTGCTAACTCAGCAAGTGCTAGCCAGACCAGCATCTAACGGCACCGTTAGAACAGAAAAAGGGGTGGAAACACCCCTTTTCTTTTGGCCTCGATTGAGGTAAATAACTGCATAGGAGATTACAAATATGGCCGTTGCATCATTAACAAGAATGACAGTGCCCTTGGCAAGCGATCAAAGCGCGAGCAACCAAGGCTTGCTCATGCCCAAACTCAGCTATCGCTTCCGAGTGATATTTGAAAACTTCGGAGTGAGCACACCCCGAACAGAACTTACCAAACAAGTGATTGACTTCAAACGCCCTACCGCTAGTTTTGATGACATCACGATTCCAATCTATAACAGTGAACTCAAACTGGCCGGCAAATACCACTGGGCCGATGTCACATGCAACTTGCGTGATGATGCTTCAGGTGCAGTTAGTCGCTTGGTAGGCGAACAGCTACAGAAACAGATGGACTTCTTGGAAATGGCTTCGGCCGCCAGTGGCATTGACTACAAGTTCACCACAAGATTTGAAGTACTGGATGGCGGCAATGGCGCCGCCGAACCCACTGTGTTAGAAACATGGGAATTGTATGGTTGCTATCTCAAGAGTGCTGACTACGGATCAGCTGCATACAATACTTCTGAACCATTGAAGATCGCGATGACCATTCGTTATGATAATGCTAATCAAGTGCCTAACGGTCAAGGTGTTGGCAGTGTTATTGCTAGAACAGTCAACGATGTGATCACAGGGTAATCTGTAATGGCTTGGGGCCAGGACTTCGAGAAAGAGTTTTTTGGTGGGCAAGGTCTCAAAGACTACGCCCATGCAGCCAAGACTTTTCTTCCCAATGGATACGAACTTGTTCCTCGCAACAAGTTCCTATTTCATTCTTATTTCAATATCAACACCAGCATTCCCTTACTAAGAAATGCATTTGAGAATGACACCAAGGCTCAGATTGGCCTTATGGTCAAGACTGTACAATTACCCAAGTTTACTATTGAAACAGAAACACTAAATCAATACAATCGAAAAAGAGTCATCCAAAAAAAGATCAATTACGGTCCATTGTCGATAACCTTCCATGATGATAGTGGAAATCTTGTACGCAACATGTGGTACAATTACTATGCCTACTACTATAAAGATCCAGCACAAACTTATCTAGCACCCAGGGCTACCAATGGCAGCATAGGAGAATTGCAATCTCAAGCAGGATTTGCTTACAATGCTAGAGATATCTATGACAATGATCGACCGGTGAACGACTGGGGATATGTGGGTGAAGCATACAGTGATAGCGGCAATACGGTAACAGGTAAGCCTGCATTTTTCCGTGATATTACAATTTATGGACTAAGTCAACACAAGTGGGTCAGCTATGTATTGATCAATCCACTGATCAAGAGTTGGGACCATGATAGCTATGACTATGCTCAAGGTGCAGGAATCATGCAGAACAGCATGACTATAGAATACGAAACAGTGAAATACTATGAAGGTGCCATCGGCGGCGTGCGTCCAGATACCAATGTGGTTGGATTTGCCAATCCTGCTTACTATGATAATATACCTTCTAGCTTGGCAAGACCGGGCAGCACACAGACTGTGTTGGGCCAAGGAGGATTACTAGATGCCGGTATTGGTATCGTGGAAGATTTACAGAGTGGTACATTGACTGGCGTGATTGGTGCTATACAAAAAGCCGGAACTGCAAATCAGACCTGGAGAGGTAAAGACTTTAGAGCATCGGTAAATGAAGAAGCCAATGCTGCACTTAAAGGTGTGCTAAGAAATAGTATTCCGGGTGCAGTTCGTAGCAATGGCGGGTTGAATGCGGTGTTTCCTCGAGCACCGGTTCGAGTAGATACTACCAACACCGCACAAGGACAGTAATATGGGCAATACAGTTAACGCACTCAATACAAATGTAGATCTCAGTGTCAGGATATTTGATGTATTTTACGGTTATGAAACATTTGTCAATGCCGAAGAATATGATGTGGTGTATAGCTACATGAGATCTGTTTTTACTACCGATCAATCTGCAGGTAATTTTACTGTGGCTTTGTTTAGAATAGCCGAAGAAACTCGTACTCCTGTTCTTGATTTATTGCAAAGTATCGAAGGACAAGATAGTATTGTAGTCACACAGACCCTGGCTTACTATCTCAACAACATGAGAAGTGGTAGTACATTGCTGGGATTTGGAGTAAATGTAACGCCTAACTATTACACCGCAAGGAATGTGTTGGCATGAGCCGCTGGGCCAATGGCGAGTATGTGATCACTAACCCAGGCAAGTATGTGGGTAAAAACAAACCTCGATATCGATCAGGATGGGAACATTCATTTATGCGTTTTTGTGATAAAAACGATGCGGTACTGCAATGGGCAAGTGAAAGCATAGCAATACCTTACAAGAATCCCATCACCGGTAAGAACTCCATGTATGTGCCGGACTTCTTTATCACATATCGCACCAAAGGCAATGTTCAGCGGGCCGAGATGATTGAGATCAAACCCAAAAAACAAAGCATAATTGAAAGCAAGATGAACAGCCGAGACCGTGCTGTGGTTGCTGTGAACTATGCTAAATGGGCAGCAGCACAGGCCTGGTGCAAGCGAGCAGGCATACATTTCCGAGTCATAACAGAGCAGGACATGTTCCATAAGCCGGGTTGACGGATCCGGTAAATATGGTATGACTAAAAAACTCGAAGAATTATTCGACTTACCGTCCTCTACGGATCCTGAAGAGGATCTCGTCTACACCCCTGAACAAACCCAGTCAGCTATGTCTGAAATTGACGATGCCATTGACAAGATTGATGCTGCCCTACCGGGTGTGCGTGATTTGAGTTCGTCTGATGCAGAGATGGATGAATTAGCCGATCTAGCCAAGGGTAGTTATAAGGATCTCATGGATCTGGGTATGAATGTGGATTCGAGATTTGCTGCTGAAATATTCTCAGTGGCCGGTGCCATACTGGGACATGCACTCACAGCCAAGCAGGCCAAATTGAACAAGAAGTTAAAAATGATTGATTTGCAGTTGAAAAAAGCAAATCTGGATGCCAAACTCGCAGATTCAGATCGAGAACCACCACAGCAAGGCCAAGGCCATGTGTTGGATCGCAATGAATTATTGGATAGATTGTTGGGCGATAGAAAGACAAATGCCAAAAAAGTATAAATATCACATAGGACTCTGATATGAAAAAATTTCACCATTATCTCGCAGAATCGGAACGCACATATGACTACAGGATCAAGATCCTGGGCGATGTGCCGCCAACCTTTATCAAGGATCTGGAACAAAAACTCGAACAGTTTGACATCGTGCGGATGTCGGGCAAAAAGACCACACCTGTGCAAAAACTTCTCAAGGACTTTCCTAACGAAGAAAATGACATGGTTACCTCAGTGGATGTGAGTTTCCGTTATCCAGCTATCGAACCACAGATACAACAACTGGCTCAACTGTTGGGTTTCAATCCCAACCGGATCCGACTGTTGACACAACCATATGTGGACAGCATCGATAACGAGATTTCAGAAATCAACACACAGAACAAGGACTTGATCGCTGATACCGACTATCCTGCACCTAATGCTGAACAGCAGGCCTTGAAGAAAGATTACTCCGGTGATCCTTACAAACATGCGGTATTGCAAAATGCATACCGTTCAGATTTCACAGTAGCCGGTGGCAAAACACCTCCAGCAAAAACCACCAATGATATCAAACAGGACACCAAGAGTCCAATGACTGATATCAAACGCATGCCACGGCCTGCTACTTTCGCAACACCAAGAGGATAAACCATGAGCGATTATTTTTTCTACGATCTAAACAAAAAGATGGCCGACTTGGCTAACAAGCAGCAACTGGCTGAAACTGCCCAAACCACACCGGCGAAGCCTGCACCCAACCGGTTGATGGAAGCAGCCGCTGACTATTCAGCCAAGAAAGCCGCTGCCGGCAAAGACATTGGCAAGCCAGGTAAGAACTTCAGCAAGATCGCTGCCGATGCTGGCAAGCGTTACGGCAGTGCGGAAGCAGGCAAGCGTGTGGCAGGTGCTGTGTTGAACAAACTGCGTCATCCTACTGAAAGTATTGACCAGGCCCAACTCCGTCCTTACAAGGCCACAATGAAAGAAGGCGGCAAGCCAGACTTCTTAGACCTGGACAAAGACGGAAATCGCAAAGAGCCAATGAAGTCTGCTGCTCGTAGTGCCAAAAAAGTTGTAGACGAAGGCATGTGCTCTGCATGCGATTGCAATCCTTGCAAATGCCACAGCATGGATGAAAGTGCATTACAAGCTGCTTTTGGCAAAAAGAAATATGGCGACCAAGGCATGAAGGCTTTGCAAAAAGCCGGAAGAGATCATGCCAGCGACAGCACTATGAAAAAGATTCGCAACCAGTATGACAAGTATGATGAAAGCCAGGGCATGGCACACGAAGGCAATGCATTCTCGGGTGCGGTGACCAAGGCCAAACGAGATGGAATCCAACCTGGTGAAAAAATCACAGTGGGCGGCAAACAATACGAGTTGAAAGAAGTTGATGCCACTCCACAACATGTTCATGAGCCGGTGGCCAAGCCTGTACGCAAAGCCAGCGCACCTGTATACGCTCCTGATGATGAAGACGGTTCCACAGCACCCCCTGCAAAAGGCCCAGACGGTCGATATCCCATCGTGACTGACGGACCAAACAAAGGCAAGCGTTGGAGTCCTGCCACTCCGGGCCCAACTAGGGCCGGAATGAAAGAAGGTGGTATGCCAATGACCCCCAAGCAACAGAAGTTTGCTAAACTTGCTCCTCCAGTGAACAAGATCACTTTTGCTGACAAGATTGTTGGCGCTAAAAAAGAAGTTGACGAGATGCTAGGCGATGTGGCAGCTTCGGCCATGAAGAAAGCCGTGCGTGGACGCAATCGTGACATGGAAGAAGGGTTCATGGACGACGAGCCCACTAGCCGTAGATCAAGCACTGGTGGTAGAATTGATACCTCTGAACCAGGTGTCACACGCCATCGTGCAGTGAAAGGCAACTATAGTGGTGCAGCACACGACGCCAGCGCCGATGATGATGAGTCAAGTGGTCAAATAGGCCGCCGTAAGGTAGGAGCAGGCATGGGCAAGAAGATCGGTGCCAAGATCAATCGTGGCACAAGCAAGCTGATGACCAAAGAAGGCGACATGCCCGAAGACATGATCGAGCCACAAGATTCAGGTGAATACGATCAAGAAGGCGACATGGCCAAGGACACTATCAAGACCGTGGTGCGTCATGCACAGGCCTTGGAAAAGATCCTGGGCGATGACGATAATCTGCCAGAATGGGTGCAATCCAAGTTGGCCAAGATCGAAAACATGATGACTGCCGTGGACGACTACATGCAGAATCAGAAAGACGATGACAGCGGCGATGAAATGCCAATGGAAGAAGAATCCACCAACAAGCGTGATAACCGTGCTGAAAAAGCCGGCCGTAAGGTAGCCAAAGACATTGAATACGACGAGAAGAAAAAAGATGGTATCCATGGCAAGCGTCGCGGCAGCGAAGATAGCAAGGCTGAACGAGCCGGCAAGAAAGTGACCAAGGACATCGAATAC